AAAGTTCTACCTTTAGAAACAAAAGGGATTCCAATAAAATCATTTATCATTTAGAAACTCCTTGATTTCCAATTGCTGGGAATCCACCATATCTTTTAGAATTACCAAGTTGACGGCATCTTGAAAGTGATTTATCACAAGTGGATACACTTCCTGCATATCCACAAAGAGTAGATTTAAATTTGAATCTACAAGAGTTTGGGAACATTCTAGTTTGTGGAGTTCTAGCACGGAATAAATCCCTGGCACTAACTGTAAAACTAACCTCAAGATGATTTAAACTTGAAGTTGTAAGTATTAAATTTGTGCTATAAACGGGTGTTGTATTTGCTAAGTCTTTACTATTTACAATATATAAAACTACTCGTATAGGCTCAAAACCATTTGTTTTTACATAAACATCATATTGTCTTATGTATTGACCGATAATATTTTTTACATTTCCAACTTTTATTTGAAACTGGCTAGTTTCTGCATTTGCAGTTTGTGAAATTTCATCCAACTCAAAAGGAAATTTAAGCCAAGTAAATCCCTTCCAAGATACATCATCATTGTTATTTACAATTCTTAGAGTCTCAGGAACAGATGGAATACTTATTTCTAACATTACCAGCCAAACGCTGTTGCTGTTTAGTTTGTTTTTTTCTGTTTTAGTAGTGCTAGATAACATTTTTAAACCTCTTTTAAAGCTATTTTAGTGCTATAAGTTTTCATGATCTTGTCGTATGAAAAGTTGATTTCATCCATTTCAAAATTAACTTCATGGGTATCATTAGTTAGGGGATGTACGAAACTAAAACTAAGCCCTTGATTTGTTGTAAAAAATGTATCTAACTCTGTTTTTTTCACTAATGTTAGATTCTCATGTGTAAAAGAAAAAGCTAAAATTTTTCTAGTATATTTTGCAACTTTTTGAGAATACCCACTGTTATAACTACTTGTTGTAACTGGTTTAATAGTTTTTTCATCAAAGCTTTCAATATTTAAAGTAGTAGGATAAATAGCCATTATCTGGTCCCCTTAATAATATCTCGAATTCCCATTGTATTTCTGCTTACACCATTCATTACAATTGTTAAAACTTTTTCTGTTTCCCCATTTTGATTAATTTGTGTGAGTTCACTTATTTTGTCAGCTGTTATTTCACTAGAAGTATTATTTTGAATATTTAAAACAACATTTGAAGGAACAGACTTTACTCCTAAATCATTTCCAATTCTACTTAATGGGATAATTGCTTCAGGTCCTGCTTCACCCATAAGTCCAGTTTTACCATTTGACATAGGGAAATATGTAGGGCTTCCAACAACTCCACCTGTTGCAAAAGCAACATCGTGTCCGCCATCAAAAACATTACCATTTGCACTTGCAAAGATATTCCCAAAAAAGCTAGTAGTACCAGCATTATCAAATATATTTCCAGCAATTCCTGCAAGTTGTTTTTGGATAACAATTTTTGCTAAATCAGCACCCAAACTTCTTGCAAATTCACTAAAGCTAGCTTTACCTTCAACTACAAAAGTAGCTAACGAATCAGTCATTCCATCCAATGTTCTTTCAAAAAACATTCTTGATTGAGCATAGTTATCGTTCACTCTATCTTGATAGTCTTTTATCGCATCTTCCATACCCATATGCCAGTCATTTGAAGCTTCTCTTTTTTCTTGTTCTGTTCTTTTAAAATATTCAGCTTCATCAGCTGCTATTTCTTTTGATTTAGCAGAATACATCTCTTTGATTTTGATTTCATCTTGACCTTGTTTTTTCCAGTCTAAAACTTGTTGATCAAGCAATGTTCTTTCATATTCAAATTTATTTAAAATTGTTCTGTTATATTCGCTATCAAATTGTTTTTGATTTTCTAAAATTACATTATTTTTTTCTTCTTCATCTTTTACTTTTTCATCATTTAATCTTTTAATTTCTGATTGATACCATTCTTCAACTTTTACGGCAGACATTTTATTGTTTAAATGTTTTTGTTTTTCAGCATCAAGCAAAGAAACCGAATAATCATATTTGCTCATAGTTGCTTGTTTATATTTATTGTTAAAATCTTCTTCTATTTTTGATTTTTCATCTGCATGTTTTTTAGCATTAACTAAATTATCATTATCTTTATTTTCTCTCTCAGATATTTTTTTTATTTCCGATGAATACCATTCTTCTATTTCAACTTTTGATAAGCTAGTAGATAAATAATCCTGTTTCTTTTGATTTAATATTCTTTTTTCTTTTTCATATTTATCAATTTCTATATTTTTATATTTTTGATTAAATTCATCTTCTATTTTTGATTTTTCTTCAGCAAGTTTTTTTAAGTTTGCTGATTTTTGGACTTCAGACTTGTTAATATCCTCGAGTTGTTTTTTTAAGATTCCTAATTTGTTAGATTGACTTGAGGCTTCTGCATTATATGTTATTGCTAAATCAGGTCTAGTTTTTGCAAGTTGATTAAGTTCTCTTAAACTATCTTCTACTTCTTTTATCTCTTGTTTTAGTTCAAAAGCACTCATTTCTCTTTGAATATTTAAAAAATTAGATACTGCACGACTAGCTTCTACTAACGCAGGAGTAAAAACTGTCATGATTTTATTTCCTACACCAGTTGAAATTGAACCAAGAGTATCTAATCCATCATTTAATTCACCAGCTGAATTTGCAAAATCTTGAGATATTATATTTCCTGTAATTTGAGCTTGTTTACCAAGTCTTTCAATCCCATCTGCTCCAAGGTCGGTATATCTTACTAAATCTCCTGCACCTTTTCCAAATATTTCTTGAACAAGTGCTGTTTTTTTATATCCATCATCCATGCTTTGAAGTTTAGAAACGATTATGTCAAAAGTTTTTTCAGTTGATGTGAAATTTTCTTTTGCAAATGATGCACTAATTCCAAGTTCTTCAAAAGCTTTGGCAGCTCCACCACCACCATCACGATTGAAATCATTTACATTTGCTATTAATTTTGAAAAACCTGATTCTAAAGTTGATATTTCAACTCCTGCAAATTTTGCTATATAAGCATATTTACTCCAAGCTTCAGAGCTTAATGCTAATTTTTGAGCTTGTTCACCCATAGCATCAGCTGTATTAATAATATCTTTCATAGCAGAAACTGAAACAATTCCTGAGATAATTCCAGCTAAAGGACCTAATGATGATTTTATGTTGCTAACTGTTTTATCAACTGTTTGCTGGGCTTTTGTCATGCCCTCAACTAACTTTGATACATCAGCAGCAACGTCAATTAATACTCCACCTATTTTAGTAGCCATTATTGTCCTTTCTTAATATTATTCATTGCTTCAATGATTTGTTCTGCTAAAGATTGCTCTTTTTTTGGCTCTTTTTTAATTGTTATCATAAAATCTTCAATTAAAAAAGGTTTTGATTTTGGATTTCTATTTACATTTGCAAATAGCTGCATCTCTTTTGCTAACATTATTTCTACTCTATCAGACAAAAAAGGTTCGATTTGTGAATATTCATACCATTCACAAAGCTCTTTATATGACATCTTGTTTTCAAGTTCTGATACAGTACAACCAAGATTTAATGCTAGACGGAATAAAAACCGCCTATCATCTACTTTTTTACTTTATTTACCTCTAAAATCTTTTCATTTGCACTATCTATAAAATCTTTGTCTTTTAGATTTTTGATTTCTTCAAATGTAAAAACTTTATTTGATTCAGCATCTACTAACCCAAAAGAAACTCTTAAACAAAGTGAATCAAAGTATGCTTCGTCTGTTACTTTTAATTTTCCTTCTTGCACGTGAACAGCATTTTCAATTAATTTATTTTCAACTAAAAATTTCTCTTTTATTGTTAATTCACTAACAAACAAACCCTCTTTATTTTCAAAAGGGAATTTATTTATTTGATTTTCTTTAAGAAACAAATCTTTTAAAAATACCATTATGAAGCCTTAGTTTTTGCAACGGAACCAGTGATTTCACAACTTGAATCAAAAACTACTGTCTCATCAACTGAAATTCCATCTGTTTTAAATGTTTGTACAAAAACATCAAAAACCCAAGTAGTACCTTTTCCAGTTGGTGTTTTTCTGTTTGCTAACTCAACTTTCATTATCAACTTTGTACTATTATCTCTTGCGGTTTGTAGCATTTCCTGACCTACATCATCTTCTATATAATTTCCACCTAGAGTAATTTGACCTTCATCTTTTAATCCTAGCTTTTTTTCTTTTGCTGTTGACTTTAGGTGTGTTACATCTTTGATTGATGCAGTTCCACCACCAATACCACCAAATGATTTTACTTCACTAATTTCCGTAAAAGTAGTTCCATTTGTACTTACGCTTATTGTTGCACCTTGACCGTTTACTGCTCCACTCATGTTTAATCCTTTTTATAAAATTGATAATCTACTTTGATACTATGAAGTTCTGTATCACTTTCATAGTCATCAACTGCACTTTTATATACTGCCTC